CTAGAGCATACATCAAGGGTACAAACATATTATTTGAAGATCATTAACGCCATGAGCACTGCTTGAATTGCAAACCCTAAACCAATGGTAATAATGTTCAGGCCATCTTTGAGAATGGTGGCTCTAGCAAACAGCAACAGCAAACCACCCCACATGAACAACACCATGTCCACGGGTGGCATGCGATCGCTCAGGCCTGCGGCTGTGGCAATCAAGGTGGGAATAGTTGCTAGGTGGATCAGTATGGCTGCAAACCAACCCAGTGTGTCTGCGCTTAATCGAGCAAAGTTTTCGCTGAACCAGCGTTGGATCCAGCTACGGAATCCGTCGTAGTCAATGTGACCTTGTTCATCTTTGATTTTGAAGTTCATTTTTGTCCTCGGTTGATTATCTTGCTTTGTTATCTGAATAAAAGATGTGACGTCCAATGGTGGCTATCTTTTCTTTACCCCATCTTGGACTCACATAGTCTGCATGATAGTACACAGCATCCTTGAGTCCGTCCAAACGGAATCCTTCCAACAGTACCTTTTTGGCCACTGCCATGCTTTCCTGATACGCGGCAGGATTCACTGGTTTGCGAACTCCTGCGTTTTCACAGTACCAGCTGAACTGACAAATTACTTTGTCATAGATCACACTTTTCTGGAAAATTACTCCGCAAACATCATCTGGCCATTTACCAGACTCCATGCGGTTGAGCGTGACCTGAGCCACTGCTACTTTACCTTCGAAGGGCTCATACCCTGCTTCGTAGTAAATGTTTTGTGCCAAGCATTTGAGTTCACGTTCGCGATCAGCAACTGTTACAAAAGTTGTTGGGTTGCTTGCAATCTGAGCTCGCAGATAATCCATCTTGGCCACGGTGACTTTGGAAGCTACCATAAATGCAAGCACAAGGCCTGTCACTATAAATGCAAAACGGATCAATGCTCCTGTAAACACTCGAGGTGTTCCTTGGGCGAGATTTTTCATATATTTCTCCTTTCAATTCACGGATTGATAAATCCGTAGTTCTATTTACGGACTCAATTGTAGACTAATAATACACTATAAATCGGAAAGTGTCAAGGCTAACTACAAAGATCGAAAATAAACTACGCTGTTAACACCGTTCTAATGGGTTTTTATACCATTAACGGCTTATACAACTGTGCGTCTTGAGCGACTTGCTTCATAGTATCCGGCCTGCAATTCAAAAAAGTGGCGCTGATATCCATAGTATGCATTGATAAAAATTAGATCCCTCGTTTGTTCTTCCGTGAGTCTATTGTTTACTGCATAGTTAGTGATTATGGTTTGTTGCTCAGTAGTGAGCCCAAAACCAAATTTTGCGCGGCGTTTTGCCGCTTCGTCTTCAATGTCAACCTTGGGCATTTTAATTCCCAAAGTTTGAAGTGTTTGAGTGTTTCTTGCTTCTGCTTGCATGGCCAAAATAGCTTGCCCTCCTCGAGTGTTTGGATTGGCCATAGTAGCAATAAGATTGTTAAATCCTGTGGCATCTGCCACAGCTTCAATGATATTGGTCACTAGTGATATCACAGCCTTTACACCGTTAGTGAAACTCCAAAAGCCTTCTTTGTTATCCTTTAAGGCCGTGAGCAATCCTGTGTTCATTCCAGCAGCGGCCGAAGATCCGCCGTCTGCTCCATTTGTTGCCGCAGTGCCAGCAATGGCTGTACCAATTGCCGTCGCAACTTGAGCAATGGTTTGAATAATAGAATAAACTGCGTAGCCCATGGCCACTGCGTTGGTAATTTCACTTACCAATTGCAGAGCACTTTCTAAAATGCCTTCTTCTGCATCTGCGCTGGCCTGTTGCACCACAGGGTCTGGTGAATTTTTCACTGCTTCCAGTGCAGCAATTAAATTTGCTTCCGCAATGGCGTTCAATGGGTCACCTGGATCATCATGCAGTTCGTAAAACTCCAATGCTACCAATAGAGCTTGCCCTTCAGCGGTGCTTTCGAGTCTGTCATTGGCTTCGCTAATTTTCTGATAAGCTTCGGTATGTGCAGCACCGCCGGCCGTGCCAATCAAATCAGTAAGAGTGGCTTCGCCAAACAATCCACTGCCAGAGCTTAGATATGGTTTAAGAGCTGCCATATCACTTTCAAAGCTGGGGTTGTTGATTAATCCAATATCAGGTAAATCCAGTTGATCTAGAGTTTCAGCAATCAACTCCCAGGTCACGCGATTGGTGATTCCAAGGCTGGCAATTTGTCGACCAAAGTTTTCTAAATCACCGTAGGGTATGTTATCTAGTGCGCTCTGTGTCATCAATACATCTGGCCTACACAGATCAGCTGCGGTTTGACAGTTGCCAGGCTGCGCCAGTATTACACCCGTGCGTTCAATAATTACTTTTAACTCGTTGCCGGTAATGAGCTTGAGTGCTTCTTTTATGGCCACTGGACTGCTGTTGAACACTTCCTCATCGTTGTCAATGAATATGAACTCTTTTAACAAAGCTTCTCGCAAGCCTACATCTTCTGCAATACCCTGTTCACGCAAACTGTATATCAGTCCGCTTGGAGTTCCAATCCATTCTGGCAAATTTGGATCCCAGAGTGTGCCAAGATTTCTCATGGCTGCGGTAACTGTGCGCAACCCTGCGCGAATTTGTGCACCGCTGATGGAAATGCCAGATGCTGTGAGTCGTCTGCCCGCAATAGTATTGCCAGCAGCTGGGCCAAGTTGTGCAGTTACTCCGCCTGTGATCAAATCTGTAAATGTTTGGCAAGCTGTGAGCAATTGACTCACACTGCGCAGTGCACCAAACACCTCGGCTATGCCGCTACTGGTAAAACTGGCCTGTTCATAACTTCGTGCTCTCAGAGCTTGCTCAAGAAATCGTATGGGACTTTGCACCAAATCATTGGCTCTCTGTACTGCACTGCCCACAATGTCACTGGGATTTATGCCGGCTGCTTGAGCTGCTGACGAAATCACACCTAGCCCCACTGTGAGAGCAAACCCGCCTGCATTGTTTTTAATAGCGTTGGTTAGAACAACACTGGTGCTGGCTGCATTAACTATAGCTGTGAGTTTGCCACACACTCTGGTTACACTTTGCAAACCACTGGCAACTGAACTGAAATCAGTTGGAGGGATAATTGCCAGTGGGTCAGTCAACAAAGCCAATAAACCCGTTGGCATCATGGGTGTGATATCGGGTCTATCTTTTCCTTCGGGATAAGGGGCCTTGCCCCGCGGTTGTTTACCAAAAGCTAAAAAACTCATTGCTGTGTCCTATGTAACTATACTTATCTGCCTGAACTCAGGTCAGATTAAAGCCCGGTTACAATGCTGCCAGCAGTAACAGTTTTGATACCTGTGGTAACCTCTATGTAATGGTCGCGTATTTCTTTGGCTGTGCTGGAGTGCAGTAGCACATGGCTTTTACTAACAGTTACTTTGAAATCCGGCTGTGAAGTAAACAGGCTTGAAATTAGCATGATACCTTTTTGACTAGGAACCACAGTGCATGGGCGTTCTAGTCTATATTCTGCGCTGCCATCTTCAATTACTTTGGCCACAATTTCGTCGCCATTGATTAATTTCAACGAAGCAATATCACCTTCACTGTACTTGTTGTTTTCGATTAACATTTTTATCCTTTGAGAGCTGCAAACCAAGAGTCGTCTTGACGACTCAATCCTTGATAACCACCTTCAATCAAGAGTTTACCGTCTTGATATATTTGTGGCACTGTTCTGTGTCCTTCGCCAACAATAAACTGTTTGGCTGTGTCATCTTCGTCTATTTTTACTTCTTGATAATCAAGTCCTTTTAACTTTAGCAAGTTTTTGGCCTGCACACAAAAAGGACAATTGTTTTTTGAATACACTGTGATCATTTTATAAGCTGAATCCTTTGAATGTATCGTTAGTGACATCTTGTTTTGTGCCACCAATCACATAAGTAGTTATCTCTGTTTCCTGGGGGGCAACTTGAACTTCTGCTCCAGCAATCCATTTTTGTGTCCACGGCAGTGGATTACTGCCAGTCTTGATATGGCACTTGAGACCCACGCTGTTCATGCGCTTGCAGGTCAGCCAATCAATATAATCGCAGAGTAGTTGCTCATTGAGACCAATCATGCTGCCATCTTTGAACAAATACTTTGCCCAGTCTTTTTCTTGAGCAGCGGCTTGCAAAAACATGTCTTCGCATTCCTGCAAAGTTTCTTCCTTGATCTTGGCAAAGTCATGATCATCCTGCGGTAGTATTTTCAACAGAGTTTGTGTTGCACCCAGATGCACATTCTCATCGCGACAGATGAGTTTGATAATCTTGGCATTGCCTTCCATCTTCTTGAGTTCTGCAAATGCCCAGGAGCAGGCAAAACTCACATAAAATCTTATGCCTTCTAAGGCGTTTACAGAATTTATTGCCAACCATAACTTTTTCTTAAGATCATAAAGATCAATCTTGATTTCTTTACCGTTCACAGTATGAGTACCGGCTCCCAGTAGGTTGTAGTAGCTGCCGTACTCTATCACATCATCATAGTATTTGCTGATGTCTTTGGCACAATCCATGATAGGTTGTATTTCCATGAGCTCATCAAAAATAATACTTGGGTCGCTGTAGACATTTCGTATGATGTGAGTATAACTGCGACTATGTACTGTTTCGTTAAAGGTCCAAGTGGCAATCCAAGTTTCTAATTCTGGTAAGCTGCACAACGGTCCAAATGCTGCACTGGGCGCACGACCTTGCACACTGTCTAGCAGAATCTGTCGTTTGAGATTGCTGGTAAAAATATGTTGTTCAAATGGAGTTAGTTCTTTGAAATCCTTGCTGTCATGTCCCACATCAATTTCTTCAGGGCGCCAAAAAAAGCCAAGTTGTTTATCTGTTAGTTTATCAAATTGTCTATACTTGAGAGTATCAAATCGTTGGATGGTAACACCACCGTTGGGATCTAAAAAAGCCAAACTGTCCACATGGGACTTCTTATTAATATTAAAAATTGACACGGTGTTTTCCTTAAATTACACAGCTTTCGCAGTCTTCTTGTTCAATGGGAGCTAGTTGTTCTTCTTTTGCTGAAAGTTTATCTACATCAATTTCGCCTTGGCCATCGTAGGTATTAAAATAGTATAGTTGTTTACCGCCGTACTTGTAAAACTGTACCACATGGCGCAGCATGTCGCTCATGGGAATTTTTTCATCATCGTAGAATTGTGGATTGTAACTGGTGTTGACACTGATGCCTTGATCAATGTATTTTTGTAACACTGCGCAAATGTTCATGTAACCTTCGGGGCTACGCTGATTCCACAGCAGTTCGTACTTGTTTTTTAATCTACGGTACTCTGGCACCACTTGTTTGAGAACGCCATCTTTGCTTTGTTTCACGCTAACATAACTGCGTGGCGGCTCAATGCCATTTGTGGCATTGCTGATTTGTGCGCTGGTTTCGGCTGGCATCAATGCCATTAGTGTGGCATTACGAATACCAGTGGCAAGAATCTGCTCTCGCAGACTCTGCCACGGCATGCGCTCTTGGTGTGCTACCAGTTCATCTACTTCTTTCTTGCGTGTGTCAATTGGCAACACACCGTCAGCATATTTTAGATCTTGCCAACGAGTGCATGGACCTTGTTCGGCTGCTAGATCAGCTGATGCCTTGATTAAATAATAACTCCATGCTTCTGCATATTCATCCACCAGAGGTAGTGCCTGGGGGTTTGAATAGCTGGAGTCATTCTTGGCCAGCCAATAGGCAAAGTTAATAATACCAATGCCTAGCGGACGAAATTCTTGGGTTGCCAGTTCTGCTGCTAGTACAGGATACTGCTGATAACTTAACAATGCATCTAAACCACGAACTGCTAACCGACACATCTTTTCGAAGTCATGTGGGCTTTTTACATTGCCCCAATTGATCGCTGATAGAGTACATAAAGCGATCCTACCATCTTCATCGTTGACATCGTTCAACGGTACAGTTGGCAAATCGATTTCACAACAAAGGTTACTCATCTTGATAGGAGCACGGTCTGGCTTGAATGGACTATGCGTGTTAGCATGATCCACATTTTGTAGATACACACGACCAGTGTCCTTGCGTTCCTGCATGAATTTACTAAACAACTCCGCTGCTTTGATTTTTTTCTTTCTAATCTTAGTATTGCGTTCAGCGGTTTCGTACAGTTCTTTGAAATGATCAGCATCCGTAAAAAATGCATCGTACATCTCTGGAACATCTTTTGGCGAAAACAATGTGATGTCTCCGCCTTGCAACAATCGCTCATACATCACACGATTGAACTGCACTCCGTAATCCATATGGCGCACACGATTGTCTTCGGTGCCTTTGTTGTTTTTCAGCACCAGCATGTCTTCAATTTCTAAATGCCATATGGGATAATACAAGGTGGCTGCGCCATTGCGCACGCCGCCCTGACTGCAACTGCGAGTGGCTGCCTGGAACAATTTGAAGAAAGGAATCACACCAGTGTGATATGCATCTCCATTACGAATAGGGCTTCCCAGCGCACGAATACGACCTGCACCAATTCCAATGCCGGCTTTTTGGCTCACATACTTTACCACGGCGCTGGTTGTGGCATTGATGCTGTCTAGGCTATCGCCTGACTCAATGAGCACACAACTGGAAAACTGTTTCTGCGGGGTGCGTACACCTGCCATCACAGGCGTAGGCAAACTGATGTCATGATTGGAAATAGCATCGTAATAATCTCTAACCCAGCGCAGTCGTGTTTCTCGAGAATATGTTTGAAACAGTGTGGCAGCAATCAGCAGATATGCCACCTGCGGTGTTTCAAAAATTTCCTTGGTCACACGATTCTGTACTAGATATTTGCCACGCCATTGTTCCATGGCAGCATAGGTAAAGTTTTCATCGCGCTTGTGATCCATGTAGCTGTTCAAAGTGTTCCACTCGTCTGCGGAATAAGCGGCGAGAAGACCTTTATCATAAAATCCCGCCTCCACATTTTTCTTCACCAAATCCAGCAGGGGCCATGGTTCATAGTCTCCGTAGACTTGTTTACGCAAATGGTACACTATCAGCCTGCCAGCCACATATTGATAGTTTGGTGTGTCTTCAGTGATAAGATCAGCTGCTGCTTTGATAAGCGTTTCTTGAATCTCTGATGTTTTAATTCCGTTGAAAAACTGAATATGACTCTTAATTTCTACTTCACTGGCACTAACACCTGTTATGCCTTCTGTGGCCCAGAAAACCACCTGGTGTAGTTTTTCTAGATCCAATGGCATCTTGGCGCCGTTTCTTTTTGTAACTTGTATTTGTTGACTCATTGATTCCTCTGACTTCAATAACGATCCAGCCCTAAATCAGCACTGGAATATTTGATAATTTGTACTAAGCTCTCTGGTATTGATTTTTTATTTACAACCTCGCTGGATTCTAAATTAAGAACATATTTCCCATTGTTAATCCAAACTAAATTAAACTGGTGAAGTGTTCCGTGCTGACGATACACACGCACTTCTAAATCACAATTTTTATGATCACTTAGATGTAGAGTGTACACTATTGCTAGAGCTTTTGCAAGATCGCAGTAGTAATTCTCGGCAATTAAAGTCCACGGATCTGGCCAAGTATCTGGCCTGTCGTACTCAAGGTAAAAAGGAGTAAAGGGTGCTCTACTCCAGAATCTGGCCACATGTTCCAGCGCAGATTCAATGGACATTGAATCTATTTCTTTACGAAATCTTTTCCAATAGTCCAACCGTTCAGCTGGAGATAGTTTCCACATGAACTTACTTATGTTTAGACAAACTTGGTTATTGAATATGTCAAGGTGCCAGAGCCGCTGCCGTCACTGGTGTATGCCAAGTTTGCCTGCGTGGCACTGATACTCATGACCTTGAAAGTTACTCCAGTAGGGCCCGGATACGAAAAATTACCCGCATCAGGATACTCAACATATTCGTCCATGTATTGCACATTGGTTCCTGCATGCACAATGTCAATTTTGCCATGTCTATATGCACTGGCGCTGGGTCTCTGCAACCAATAGTGTACTGTGGCAGCACCATTGGTTCCGTCAAATACAATACCTGTGTTTGCATTAGTTTGACTTGCACTAATGGTCAGCACTCGTCCAGGTGCTTGATTGACCTTGCCGAGACTTATACCGGTGTTGGCATCAAAACTCATGCTCACACTAGCTGCTGGTGTGCTTACCCGTGGTTGTACTGCATGATCTTTTTCGTCGCGAACAAAAACATCGCCTATGCTGTGATTGCCACTGCCACCAAATGTCACCACTGGGTATGCGGCAGATCCTATGCCTGCATAGGCTGTGCCAACATCATCATAAAAGTTCATGCTGCTGATTACAGAAGTGTAAATGTTTGTATTAGCTGCTTGAACATTAATGGCTGATCTAGCAATGTCGTCAAAGGTACTGTTTATTACTTTGATATTTTTTGTTTCAACCACCGTGGCTGTGGTGTCAATTACCACTGCCTGACTTAACTGTTTGAAACCGCAGCCAATGAATCTAATGTCTGTTCCATTAAGCACTGCACCTTGAGTGCAGTTGTTGAAATCACATTCAACAAAACTTACATTTCGTATAAAGCCAGAATTGCTCAATGGTCTTGCATAAACAGCATTCTGTAATGCAACATTGGCACTGTTGGGGCTGCTTTGACTGCCTTTGAACACCACTCGTATAAATTCAACTCGCTCAGTGGTATCTAGTCTTACAATATCTTGATTGACAAGATGTTCAAGAGTCATGTTTTCAATGTAAATATCTCGGGCCACTGTTGCACTACCAGTGCCGTAGTTTGCATCAATTTTGTTTTCGCTGTCTTTAAGTTGAACCAATGGATAAAGATTTGAACTCTGTCTAATTATGGTTCTTCCTTTGCCCTCGCCTTGCAAGATAGCAAAGCTGGGCAATTTTAGGCTGGCGGTAATTAGATACACACCAGCCGGGAAATGAATAATTCTACGCAGTCTTGGTGTAGTCAGTGAGAAGTTACCAAAATACACTTCGTCAATGGCTCGTTGTATAGCTGCGGTATCATTGGTGTTACCGTCGCCCACAACACCGAAGTCGCGTACATTTACATAATCATCAACTTTTTGCTGTAGCGTACGAGTGATCGGTTGATCTGTGGTAGGACCAGTTCGACTGGTGTAACCAGACTGACTGCCTCTAAATGTATAGGCATCACTGATGTTCAACAGATCTGAATACTGTGTGAGAATTTCTGTCACACCAGTCTCTGGTGCACCTTCAGCAATGGTTCCATTGCCAATGTACAGCTGGCGTGTGTCAACAGCCCATCCTAACTCTGCGCTGGCCAGCTGTGGTAAATCCTGTTGCAGCCCTTTACGGTGCTGAATTCTTGATATCTGAATAACGGCCATTTGCTAAAAACCCCTGTATGGAGTATTTAGCTCATCAGGTAGTATAGCTCAACTCGCTTGAGCCACTCTTCCTTCCAGTGTGCAAATTCAGTGCTTTCGATGGTAAATTCCTGGTATTCTGGGGTACTGTAGGTGCCATCTTCTAGCAGTTTTGGCTGTGCGCACATCAATATCACGCCATCCTGTATGTTGGTACCGTGTGTTTCATTGTGTGCTTCTGCATAGGCTGCAAGCTGTAAAAAATAATCTCCAACCCATTCGCGTTTTTTAGGCCGGTTGGTCTGCTTGAAATCCATAATTGCAGGACGACCCTTCCACACACCCACACAGTCTGTGGTACCCGCATATAACCCACTATAATAAACAGGCACTTCTGACCCCCAGAATTCATCCACATGACACAGGCCTTTGAGGATAACTTCTGCTGCCATGAACCAACTGGGGTGTGCATAAGGATTGGTAGGCAAGGGTTTCATGTCATCCTGCAGGATAAATGATTCCAAATAAGCATGCATACGAGTACCGCGATTGGCTGCTTCTGTGGTAATGGCTTGAGCACGTTCCACCCCCACACGGTTACGCCATTCCTGAAGTTTCTGCTTGGCTTCCTCTGGCTTGGTGCGATCTAGAATAGTAGTAACACTGGGTACTTTGCTGCCATCAGGCAAGCAATAGTGTCTCTTGCCATCCACAGTTGTTCTGTTGATTGGCGTGTAGTCATATCGTTGAATTATCATTTATATTCGAAAACTTTCCCCGCATCCGCATTCGCCTTTGGAATTTGGATTGCGAAACTCGAACCCTTCATTGAGTCCTTGTCTTACATAGTCTACTTCTAGTCCACTGATGTACACATGGTCTTGACCATTTACCCATACCGTGGCACCATTGCTTTCATACTGGAACCAGTCACGAGTAACAGGCGCAGTGTCCATGTATTCTAACACATAAGCCAGGCCCGAGCAACCAGTGGTTTTTACACCAATGCGTATGCCCACTCCATGTCCTCGGCGTTCAATATGTGCAATAACTTTTTTAGCAGCTTGTTCAGTCAGTGTTATCATGTGTGCCAGATCTCATCAAAACCTTCTTGTTCAGTGGGTTCTTCCCAGTCGCCCAGCATTTTTTCCAGCACTGAGTCAGGAATCTCTTTACCTGGTCTGCTGTCAAGGCGGCGTCGTAATTCCATTGGCTCCGGGGTAGGAAAAACTACAGCCACCATCTTGTAGTCAGGCAGCATGCGAAACTTTCTAGCACGGCTGGCTGTGGTAGTAGAAGTTTGATCCCAGATGATATCTTTTTCTTGTTCTCTAGCATCAATCACCTGAGCAGCCATGATGTTCACAGCCTTGGGCATGTACTCGTCAAATATTTCAGTATAAGTTTTTCCCTGGCGGTCAGCTTCAATTTGCACCCAAACATCTGTTGACGCATAGGTACAATCTTTTGCCCAGTCTTGATTAGACACCCAGGTGCTTTTGCCCGAGCCAGGTACGCCTACTAGGATATATGCTGTTGGCATCAATGTTTGCTCTTGTAGTCAATTATGGCTGCTTGAATCGCGTCTTCAGCAAGAATTGAGCAATGTATTTTAACTGGGGGGAGTGCAAGATGTTCGGCGATCTCAGAATTCTTAATAGATCCTGCTTCTGCCAGCGTCTTACCTTTGACCCACTCCGTAACGAGTGATGAACTTGCAATGGCTGAGCCGCAGCCATAAGTCTTGAATTTTGCGTCCGTGATAATGCCATCTTGCACCTTGATTTGTAGTTTCATTACATCACCACATGCAGGTGCTCCCACCATGCCTGTGCCTACTGTGTCGTCAATTTCTAATTTTCCTACGTTACGGGGGTTTTCGTAGTGATCTATAACTTTGTCTGAATATGCCATTTTATTGTGTGTTAGATGTATCGTAGGTCTTGGCAAAGATATCTGCTTTGACAGCACCATAATCACCAGGTCCATGTTTGACAATGTAGTCATTGCCTGTGGTGTAGTTTAGATTGCCCCAGCTGGTATGTAGTACACCGTCATGGTCAGCAAGTTTTGCTACCTTGAGTATTTTCTTAGGTGTGCATTCACCGTCACCGAGATCGTCTTTGTATTCACGGAACTTTTCTGGTGTGATAGGATACTGTTCGCCTTTGGGGCCTGTCATGATATAATGACCCGTATCGTAGCTAACAGGACCTTCTAGTGTTTCCACTGTGCCAGGGGCTTGTGCTATTTGGTATTTTTCAACAGCAGGCTTTTTGAATGTTTCAAATGATCCTTTTTCAAACCAAGCATCATTGATTGCTGTTTCGGCTTCAACTATCATATTACTGTACTTTCGAAAAAATATTGAGTCCATGTAAAAAACCCTACTGTTATTGTAAGGTATTTATTTGGCTATGTCAAGGATTTTAACTTCTATTAGAAGCAGCTCGTTTGGCCATTGCGTCAACAACTTTGGTAGGATCTTTGGCGTTGCCACTGTTCCCGGTGTCTTGCTCGCTCTCTGGGCTGGTACCGGGCTCATCTCCAAAGGGCTTGAAGCTGATGTTTTTTTCGTCTAGATTGGTAATGAGATTTTTGAATGCTGGCTTGCTCATCATGTTTTGCAGCAATTGGTAATTTAACACACGGCTGCCTGCCATGTTGTTTACCATGTTAATAAACCCCGCGGTGCTGTGCGGGGTTGTTAACTTTTTGTTATGGTCTCGGTTACGCAAAAACTCCAGCGTGGTCAATATCTGCGCAGTGAGTTGATCCGAGTCCTCACTCAAGAACTCGTGTATGCGCATGATTATCTCTTGCCGCGACCAAGTGTTTCGCCGCCGCCGGCAGCAGCATCGGTTGCAGCAAATTCATCTGGTGCTTCAATATCGCTGGCCATGTCTGGTGCAGGAGGAGCTTCCATGCCAGGCATACCTGGAGTTCCCATGTCACCACCTGGCATGCCCATTGGGGCAGCTACCTGTTCACCAGCCAGTGTTCTAGCAGCACCGTCAGATGCTTCGCGAGCACCTTGCAGTGCTGTTACCAACTCTTGCAGGATAGGAGTCACTGTGCCTTTGAAAGCATCAGCTTGTGGTTGACCAATTTGGTCACGAATGGTGTCCAGCAGTGCAGGTAACTGTTCGTTTTGCATTTTGCTGATGTCTTCTAGCATGTCCTGGAAGCTGTCTACGATGTCCTTGGCAGCCAGAATTGCACCGCTTTTGGCAATTTCGCTTTCTGTGAGTGGACGATTTTCGTCAATCCAACGATTGAGTCCTTCGCGCACCATGAGCATTTCCATGTACTTTGGATTCTTTTCTGCTGTGTGAACGCCAAAATTATACTTTAGACGGTTTAGGTTTTCTGTCAAACTGACGCTGAGCTCTCGAGCTTTGCGTAAATTCAGCTTGCTGTAATCAATGCGAAAACCAAAGCGATTTTCGTTGATTCTGTTAATCTTAAGAGATGAAGGTTTAGTTGCGAGTTCTTGCAGTTTCATGGTTTTTAGTTTCCCATACTTTAGAGTATTTAGCACTGTAGATTGTTTTTTGCATATTAGTTTTTAGATTTTCCAACCTTGGACGACTAATACTTAGCCTAGCTAAAAATAGGTCTTGTTTGAAAGCGTCATGACTACGCACTGCCTGTGCTAGTCCGTGTGTGTAATCTGTTACTTCTTGCAACATTTTTGTGAGAGCTACATCCATATGCACAAATTCTTGCGCTTTATGATACATGTTGCGGCTTTCGTACAAGCAAAACAACACAGCAGCAGGGGCTACAGAAAATGTGTGCAGCGTGATACCGTACTGATTTTTTACAATCCAGACACCGTGCTGTTTCTTGAGTACAAATTTACCAACACGATACAGATGTTTACCAACATCTACACATACGAATTCACGGCTGTCTACTAGAGCTTGTAGTTCTTTTTGGGTCCAACGGTCCAACATTCTTGCGGCTACTTCTGTTATTACTTCAGCAGTTGCAGTCATAGTGACTTGTTTAGACAAACGTTGATTGTTCTGGGATTTTTTTGTAATAGGTAACTTGCCCATTTTGATTTTTCCTGTACAGCACATCCTTGACCACTAGGTTATTGGCCAGCACAATCTCGCGTTCGTTGAGATCCTGCCTGGACACGCTGCTGTTATCGTAGAATTTAGAAAGGAGGTCAGCTTCCTCATTTGTTACGGGCATGGACACGCCCTGTACGACCTCAATAATTTTCATTTGTTTATAAAATGCACTAGCACGGTTATAAGCCCAGTTATTAAAACACTGATCACAGCGGTGCCAATGGCTATCAATTGTTTGCTCTGGCGATCACCTGCGCCAGCCAAGGTTTGCTTGATATCAATGATATGAGTTTCAAGCTGTTCGACCTTTCTTTCCACGGTCTCTAGTTTGGTTTCCAACTTTTCATACCTTTCCGCACACAGCTCGACGTGGGCTTCAAGGTTGGTTTTTTCAATATTTGTCGACACCGACTTGCTCCGTATGGTTAACGATGCTGTTGTTGAGCCTTGATATGAGCCTTAATAAATTGCCTGTAATTGCCAAAACATCAGGTTATGTATTTACACCAAATGACGCAGTCTTAAAATATATGTTTTTAATGGCGCCGTGAGTGTAAAACACAGGCAACATGAAACGAGCAGTTTCGCTGAGATAGGTAATCACTGGAACTTGATCAAAATCTAAGTGCAGTAGATGTGCAGGATCAACAGCATCACCGAACACACCTGCGTGATCCACGGTGAAAGCAAAGCTCCATACACGGTGTGTGCCAGAGTAAAACTCTCCAAATTCATATGCGTTTAATTCTACTTCGTCAACTCGCCAACTGGTTTCCAGAGGCTGAGTGCGGATACCTATGCACTGTAACACTGTTTCCCAGTTGCGCTGTTGATTGCGCGGCAGATCATGTTCAACTTCCGTGTGTACCACTCCTGTTGGAGTGATATCAACAAGAGTATAACCAATGAATGTTTTGTCGGGCGAGTACATGATGCAAATATTTAGTCACAAAAAAAGCACCTTGCGGTGCTTTTCTTGTCACGGTGAATGTGATTATGGACGACGATAAGCAAAGTGTGTGTCAACAACTTCTGCGTTGGTTGCTGTAACTGCGCCTACGCTACCAATGTTACCAAGGGTACGAATAACAGTTTGCAATGCCGCATTGCTGGTCCAACCTGAACGCTCTACTAGAACTGTCATGCTAGCACCTAAAGCGCCGGCTGCTGTGCCAGTATTAGCTGGGTTCACTTGATATGCAAGAACAGAAGCATTGCTTGAAATTGTTTTCAACAATGTATCAACTGCGCCTGGTACGCCTGAACCGTTTGGTCCACCTAGCTCTGCTGCCAAGTTACCTACGATTTCAATATTGTAAACATTCAAAGGACCAGCAACACCTGTGCTGATAATTTTACTGTTTGCATTTCTTGTGGTGTCTCCACCAACGTTTTGCACGTTTTGTGCATCACCATTTACTCTATTAAATACAGCCATTTTATTTCTCCTAATTTTAATGAGCGCAGTGCGCTACATGCAAATATTTATGATCTTGTTATAAATCTAGTTCGTTTGGTAACAGATCCACAATGTCCAATAACAGCGCATGACGCTGTAATTCTCTGCGTAGATTACTCGCTGCCATACGCTTTTCAAAACGATTGCTACGAGTCCAGTCCATTACCACTCTTCGTATGCCGGTAAGTGTGGAATCACTTATGCTCAAAGCATATTCTAGATTTAGAAAAAACTGCCGATCCAGGCTGGGTGCAGAAATGCCCATGCGCAGTCTTTGCATATAACTATGTATCTGTAGCGACGGGGCATGCACATCAAAGTTTACCTCTATACGCTCTGCATAGTCATTTTGATTGCTCAACACAGTTACCAAATTTGCCACATCTGTGGCTCCATTGCGCATCTTGTCAAAGTCATTGAACTGTAAGGTTCTGTAAGCATACATTTGACTGCGTTGGTCATTAAACTGCCTTATGAACTCCAAGGACAACATGGCCACATACAGCACTCGGCCCAGTTCGTGGGCTTTTTGTCCACGCAAGCCTGCTAGTCCGCGAAACATGCGGCTTTCTTTTAGTTCGTCTAAGAATTCAAAACTAGACATTTTTTGCAAAGTTAGCTCTACTGAAACCCAGTCGATCAATCAACTTGAACTTGTCAGCACCACCGCCTACCACATAGCCCTCGTGCCCTATATCGTCGCCAGTGTATGCTTGTACATCGCCACTGGCTTGTTGTGCATCAATTTGTTTTTTAACTGACAACTTGAGGTTGTACAAGGCTACCCATATGGCAAACATGCCTGCTAGGCCTTGTGCTCCTTCTTTGTAGAGATATCCAGGTTGCTCTTCTGTGCCAAGCAATTTGGTACTGGCTGCTCCGCTGAGATTTTGGCCAAGGTATGCGTAGAATCCTTCCAGCATGTTATCAAAGTTGCCTGCGGAGATCTTGCTGGTAATATACTTGCTGGCCAGTCCAATGATACCTTTGGCTTTGAGTCCTGCAAGACTGCTCATGAAGTTGGTCACAGCATCTGAGTATTGATCAATGATTTTTTGCACAGGTGCTGTGTCAGCTGCGGCTATTTTGACCTTGGGCACAGGCATTTCACCTGTGACAAACCAAATTGGATTACCGTCAGCT